ACGCAGAAGTCGCTGGCGGACTGGAGAGGCTCTATGGACATGCAGACGCCACAACATCAGATCCCCTGGGACCAGTACGCGATTCCCGGGGCGAGGGCGATCCGTGACGCCTATCTTCGCCACGTCGTAATCCGCCCCTATCGCAGCCTCTACCAATTCGCAGAACAGGAAATTGTCCTGCCTGATGGCCCATATCAGGGGCAGCGTTTCCGCTGCAGTCGCCAGCCAGCCCACGGGGCATTCTTCCGGGCAGTCGATCAAGGCAGCTACTTCCGCTACGCCTGCACAGGCCCGCAGCAGTCGGGGAAGACGCTGGCTTTCGTGGTGATCCCGATCCTCTACCACCTGTTCGAGCGAGGCCAGACGGTGTTGTTCGGCTTGCCGACGATGGAAATGGCCAACGACAAGTGGAAGATGGACATCAGGCCAGCAATCGAGGCCAGTCGTTACGCTCAATATCTGCCCCGCAAAGGCGGCGGATCAGGCGGCGGGACACCTGAGCTAATCCAGTTCGGCAACGGTGCAAATCTCAAATTTATCACCGCCGGCGGTGGCGACGAAAAACGCGCCGGATTCACCGGTCCTGTATTGGTCGTCACAGAAGTTTCGCACCTCGACGAAGTGGGTGGCAAGTCTGACGAGGCCACCAAACTGAAACAGATGGAGGGCCGCGTGCGAGCCTATCGAGCATCAGGGCAGGCTCGGATCTATCTGGAATCCACCGTCACCGTGGAGCAGGGTAGAATCTGGCAAGAGTGGTCCCAGGGCACTGCTGGGGAAGTGGTCTTTCGCTGCCCCAGTTGTCCAGAGTGGATTGCCCCGAGTCGCGAACACCTGATAGGCTGGCATGACGCGGAAACCGAGTCCCGGGCTGAACAGCTCGCCCGCTGGGCTTGCCCGGTTTGTGGCTATGTCTTTGATGACGGCTACCGCCTGCAGGCCCTGCAAAAATGCAAGCTGCGCCACCGTGGCCAGCAGATCGACGAACAGGGCAACATCTCCGGTGAGATCCCGGCAACGAAGACGATGGGCTTTCGCTACACCGCCTCGACGAACACCTTTGTTACCGCTGGAATCGTCGGAGCTGACGAATGGCGCGGAAAACGCGAGGTTGATCCGGATCTTGCCGACCGCGAACTGCTCCAGTGGACCTACGCTCTGCCGGCAGCCTCCAAAGTCCAGGAGGTTGAACCGCTCGACTGGAAAGTCGTGATGCACCGCCAGAGCCAATACCGCCGGGGGCTCGTTCCGTCTGGTACGCGGCGCATCACCGCAGGCGTGGACGTGAGAGCGGCGCAGTTGGACTGGTTTGTGATTGGCGAACAGGCAAACGGGCAGCCGCTTTGTATTGACTATGGGTTCGAGCCTGTGCAGCGCGAACTCAGCGACCTGCCCACAGCCCTGAGGCAGGCTGTTCGGCTGCTTCAAGAGAAATTTGACACAGGCTGGGAGCGAGAGACCGGCGGCAACCAATCGGCCGATTTCGTCATGATCGACTCTGGCTGGGAAACCGACGTTATTCGCGACGCAATTGGCAGTCATGCAAGCTGGCATACCAGCAAGGGCTTCGGTAACAAACAGCACCTCGGGCAGGTCTATTATCAGCCAAAAGACAGAACAAAAGCCACAATCCGCATCGGCGAAGGCTGGCACGATCTGCTGTATGTTCACGGCATGAACCGATTCCGTGAATACCACAACAACGCCGACCACTGGAAACGTCGCGTGCATCAGGCCCTGAGTGTGTCTGCCGACTCACCGGCGGCCCTGCTCCTGCCCCGGACTGAAAAGCCAGAGCGTCGCACAGAAGTAGCCAAACAGCTCACCGCGGAACGCGAAATCACAGAGTTTCAGGTGGGCTCTGGCATGGTGCGGAAGTGGGTGCAGACATTCAGTCGCAACCACTTACTCGATGCCGCCTATCTGGCATTTGTTGGGCTCGCTGTGCTAAAATACGATGCCGATCAGGCGGAGGCAGTGCGTCAAAAGCAGGCCGAAATACAGGCCGCAAAAGGCGTGATATCGGGCAAAAAACCCGCAAAATTCGTGAGGAATCTGCGATGAAGCAACTGAATTCACCTCGATACACGCAGAAGCGCGAATACACACCAACGCACGCAGTTCCGGGCGGCGGAATGTGTCCGCAGTGCGGCCAGTTTGCTTCTGTCTACTCACAACAGCGGAGCGACGAATTCCGGAAGCAATATCGAGCCTGTGAATGCGGCAATCGCTTCAGCACCATCATCAGGAGGCCGGAGCAGTGCCACTAAAGCCCGGCCGATCGAAGCAGACTATTGCGGAGAATATCAGGAAGCTGATTGCAGAGGGCTATCCGCCAAAGCAGGCGGCAGCCATTGCCTACGAAGAGGCGCGGAAGTCAAGACGACGTTAATTGCAAAACGATTTGCAAGCTGCGATGGGCACGCTGAGGCCAGCCATGCACGATACACAGCATGGCACGATCACCCGCCGAACGTCTCGCCCTCTTTGAACAGCTCCGCGACAAAGTCGAAGGAGCGCTGTTGAGCGGTGCGCCCGTCGTGAGTTACTCGCTCGATGGGCAAATGGTGACGAAAGAGCCGACCAGCACTTGGCTGGCCGAACTCGACGCACGCATCGCCGACCTTCGACGTCAGGCAGGCACTGGGCTTTCTGCATCCCGTAATTTGGTGAGGTTTCAATGAGTGACCTCACCGCACGAATAGCAGCCGCAGGGCAGCCAACGCGACTAGATCGTGTTGTGATGGCCGTGGCTCCAGGTTACGCAGCAAAACGCATCCGCAGCCGTGTAGATCATGAGCTGCGAATGGCAATGAGCGAACGCGCGGCCGAGAACCTGAGTGTGTGGGAAGCTGCAGGCAACGACCGGCTTCGCGGCGAAAAGTGGATCACCAGCCAGATGACTGCAAACGATGCTTTGCAGGACGAACTGGAGACGCTGGTTGATCGAGCGGTTGACCTGTTCCGCAACGACGTGTTCGCGGCCTCCGCAATCAATGGCCGCGTTGATAACGTGATTGGAACAGGCATTCGCCCGCAATGCCGCGTACAGGCTGAGCGTGGGCTATTGACGCCACGGCAGGCCGAAGAATTCCGGATGCTGTCCGAATGGTATTTCGCCAAGTGGGCGGAGGCCGAAGGTTTCTTCGCAAAGCAGAGGCTGCTGGAACGCTGCAACGCGATTTGGGGCGAGTCGTGGCTGCACATGGCGGACGATGAACGACCCGACAGGCCAACAACGCTCACTGTTCAGGTTGTCAGCCCGAGCCGAATTCCGATCATTACTTACAGCCGCTATCAGGTGGGCGAGAATCGACGCCTCGGGCTTCGGCTTGACGCACTGCAAAGGCCAGTGGCCGCATACGTGCGCCGCAGCCTTCCGTATGACAGCCGGCAGCTCGATCTCACCGAAGACGAAATCAGCCTCGATGATATCCTGCATTGCTACGAAGAGCAGACACCTGGGCAACTCCGCGGAGTCCCGTGGCTTGCTCCGGCGATGGGCAAGCTGAAGGATCTGAAAGATTTCGTGCACGCAAATCTTGTGGCCGAACAGGTTGCCGCGTGCTATGGGGCATTTGTGACTGGCGTGACAGATCCTGTGTTAATGGCGGCAGGCGGGCGAGTAAAAAGCAATCTCGAAGACCTCGCCCCGGGGAGCGTGCAATACCTCGGCGATGGTGAATCAATCCAGTTCAGCGATCCTGCGAGGCCCGGCACTACGCTTGCCCCGTATGTTGAGTGGGCTTTGCACGGCGTGGCAGCAGCCCTGCGATACCCGTATGAGCTGTTGGCAAAGCAATTCACTAACAATTTCAGCGGCGGGCGACTCGCTCTCATCGACGGCCGAATCACGTTCAAAAATTGGCAATACCAACTGATTGAGCACGTCCTGCGAAAGGTGTGGGCTCGCTTTATCGACCGCTGCGTAATTCAGGGCTTGCTGCCTGTTGATCCAGTGAAATACGAAGAAAACCGGCACCACTTCCTGCAGCATCAATGGATACCGCCAGGCTGGCCGTGGGTTGATCCGGACAAGGAAGTGAAGGCAGACGTCGCGGCAATTGAGGCTGGCCTGACGACGCAGACTGAAAGCCTTGCCGCACGTGGCCGCGACTTTGACGAGACGCTTCAGCAGATTGAGCGAGAGCAACGGGCGAAGGCAGAGATGGAAGCCCGCATGATAGAGTTTCGGCAGGAACTCGGTCTTGATGATTTCGGCGACACCACGGACGACAGCGCGGACAACACGCCAGACACAACCGCACCGCCAAACGGGCAGCCCGTCTCAGAGGGCGACATGGCGACGCAGACGGCGACCGCAGCGCTGTTGGCGAAATACGATGGCATCGACTTTACCCCGCCTGCAGGCGTGCGAGCGGAGGCCCGCAAGGGGCTTGCCTGGCGACGCGAATACAAACGCGGCGGAACCGCTGTTGGCGTGGCCCGTGCTCGGGATCTGAGCAACGGTAAGCCAATGAGTCCCCGCACGATCAATCGAATGGTGAGCTTTTTTGCCAGGCACGAAGTGGATAAGCAGGGCGAAGGATTCAGCCCCGGAGAGCCCGGCTTTCCGTCAAACGGCCGGATCGCGTGGGCATTGTGGGGCGGCGACCCCGGCAAGGCGTGGTCCGAAAAAGTCCAGGCACAAATGCGAGCGAGGGACAAGCGATGACGACCGCAATCAGCACAGCACCGCCAGCAGACGCATTCCGCACGGACGCGATCCGCGACCAGCCCCAGCGTGTGGACCGGCAGGCAAACGTGATTTACGGCGCGTCCATGATGCAGGTGGGCGACCTTAACGAGGGCGACGCCAGGCCGTGGACAGTGGACATGGAAACGCTGCAGCAGGCTCTTAGCCTCGCACAGCAAAGCCGCACGGGCGTGAAGGCGAGATTCACGCATCCGAATATGTCCAGCGACGGCATGGGCTCTTATCTCGGCAGGTGGGCAAACTGGCGAATCGAGGGCGAAACTCTCCGGGCTGATCTGCACATCGCAGACGCCGCATTCACCAGCCCACAGGGCGACCTCGGCAATTACGTGATGGATTTGGCGGAAGCCGACCCTGGGGCGTTTGGTGTGAGCCTGGCGCCTCGCAACGACGCGGCCAGCCTGCAGACATTCGAGAAGCGGCCGAACCCGCAACCGAGCGACCGCTGGCCCATCCGCATGACGGCACTGCGAGCGGCTGACGTGGTCGATGAGCCAGCCGCAACCCGCGGCGGATTCTTCTCGCTCGATGCCGACCTTCGCAATCTTCCAGCACAGGCAACAGCCCTGCTGAACACTTATTTCGGCGACGCAGAACCCGACGTGGTCCGGGCGCGAATTGCCGGTTTTCTGGACCGCTACTTTTCGACGAAAGGGCAGCCGATGGCCGCCGAATCAACAACCGAAACCATCACCGAAACCCCGGCTGCTCCAGCAGCAGCTCCATCCGAATTGTCGGCAGCGGCTCCGCCTGTTGTGCTGACACCGACTGCAGATCTTGCAGAAGCCGAGCGAGTGCGATGCAAGAAGATCCGGGCACTCTGCGATCTTGCAGGAGCCTCGGAGAAATTCAACCAGTTCGTGGATGCTGGCTTCACGGTCGAGGAAACACAGGCCGCGTTGAGCCAAATCCTCGTCCG